CGCCGAACACCTCATGAGAGACTTCGTGTATAAAGTCTTCTGTGGGGGTCCTTCAGGCTCGCCCATCACGAGCATATTAAATTCGATGGTGAATAGCTTGTATCTTAGGATCGTCTGGCTACTTAAATTTAGGCGCGGAACATCTCAACCTAGTTCCATAAAAGAACCTTTGACTATGTCAGCATTTCACAAATATGTGTTAATGTTCTCAAATGGTGATGACATTATAATGAGCATCCTTCGGGAAATTGCTGATCATTTTAATGCCACCACCATTGGTGAGGTTTTTGCCAAATATAAGATAGTTTTTACGGATGCTGCTAAGACAGGAGCAAAAACTACTTTCTTTAGTCTATTTGATCCGACTACTACCTATCTTAAGTCAACTTTTGTTAGACACCCTTATAGAAATATTATTATAAGACGTTTAGAGGAGAGAGCAGTGCAGGAAACCTGCAATTGGGTCATGAAATCTAGAGACCCGCTTGGTATGGCACAACAAGCATGCCAAGCAATGATGCTTAATATGCATGGACACGGAAGAGACAAATATGAATATTGTCGTGCTCGTGTTTGTGACTTTTGGGCAAATCGTTCGTTACCGATCAAAATTCCTTCGTGGAATGAGATCGATAGTGTCATGTATGGTGACGAACTTTTTATAACCAGTAATCGATTGGAGAAAATTCAAGAACTTCAAATTATTGGTCAAATTGACATAGAGCGGATTGCCGGTTTTGTTACCCGCCTCCGCAACAATTATCTTGAAGTTTTAGAATTATTTCTAGAAGATACTGATTACCGACAGTTCATATTTGAGTGTCAGTTGTTAACTCTTTGCCTCGTTTTTTGGGGTGAACTAATTCGTAGGTGGTATTTAGGTATCAATTAATTTAGACTAATTAAACTAGTTTAGTGTGGGAATGCAGTGCCGAGTACTGAGCAACACTGCAAACCCCTTCCCTAGGTAGAAATTCTACACTAAGGAGAGCCTAATGGGCGCAAGACCATTAGACTCTCGCTAGTGCAGCTTAGGGTTAGTATAGAAT